TCGTGGCAGGCTTGACAGCTCTTATCGTCTTAATCACAAGGAGGCATAAAAAATGACAGTACAGGAATGCAAGCACTTGCTTTCGTCTATGAGGACGGCAAAAAAGCGTGCAAGGGCAATCAGAAGAGAAATTGAAGAGATCGAAAAAGACATTGCTGCGCTTTCGTTGAAGTCAGCACTTGGCAATGTGCAGGAAACACACGGCTCGGGTATTTCAAAACCAGTGGAGCGTATCGTGGAGCGCCTTGACGATCAGCACGCGCTCCTCGAGGAAGCATACAACGAGGTCTTTGCTATCGAGGACAAACTTGCCGAGGCTATACAGGAGCTCCCGGAGGACGAAAAAGAGGTCATTATAGACTACTACATGCGTGACCGCACCCTCGTCAATATTTCGATGAACTCTTATATGAGCAGGCGCACGGTGTGTCGACGTAAAGATAGCGCTATACATAAAATTACAAAAAAATTCAATTAAAAGCAAAGTTGGCACTTTTGTCACATTTTGCTGTGATAAAATAGTATCATCAAAGAATACCCACTACAAGCTACCTCGCTTGTCATTATTTATTCCCCCTGAAAGCACCGTTGCTCCATTTGCAGTGGTGCTTTTATTATGGGCGCGAAATTTGCGCCGTGTGGCGAGATAAAACAAGAGTGGTCTATTTGGGCGAGAATAGATAAAAAGGAGCACGCTATGCAGATTGTAGCGAAAAACACAAAGGACTTGAAGCCTTACGAAAACAACCCGCGCAAAAACGATGAAGCGGTAAAGTACGTCAAAAAGTCCATTGAGGAGTTTGGCTTTAAAGTACCTATCGTTATTGACAAGGACGATGTTATCGTATGCGGACACACGAGGTGGAAAGCGGCAAAGGCGCTTAAACTCAAAGAAGTGCCGTGCGTGATAGCTGATGACCTTTCAGACGAGCAAATCAAAGCCTTTAGGCTTGCCGACAACAAGGTGGGTGAGGTTGCCGAGTGGGACTTGGACTTTTTGAAGGTCGAGCTTGACGAGTTAGACCAGCTTGGCGTTGACATGGACGCCTTCGGTTTTGTCGACATTGACTTTGGTGACGATGCCGAGGCGGAAGACGATGACTTTGACGCCGACGCCGCCGTAGAGGAAATAAAAGAGCCTATCACCCAACCCGGGGATATATGGCAGCTTGGCAACCACCGCCTTATTTGTGGGGATTCGACCGACCCTGAAGTAGTAGCAAAGCTCTTTGAGGGTGGTCAAGCCGACCTTATTGTGACCGACCCGCCCTATAACGTAGGATATGTCGGCAAGACCAAAGACGCGCTCACGATCCAAAACGACAAAAAAAGTGACTCCGCCTTTAAGGACTTTTTACTCGATGCCTTTGGCGCAATGTATACCGTACTCAAAGAAGGTGGCGCGTTTTATGTATGGTATGCGTCCCGGGAACACATCAACTTTGAGTCCGCACTTAACGAGGTGGGACTTACGGTACGCGAGCAATTGATATGGGTCAAAAACTCCCTTGTGCTTTCTCGCCAAGACTACCATTGGAAACACGAGCCTTGCCTGTACGGGTGGAAGGACGGCGCACCCCACAATTGGTATAGTGACCGATCACAAACGACCGTGCTTGAATTCAAGCGTCCATCTCGCAATGCCGAGCACCCCACGATGAAGCCCGTTGACCTTATAGGCTACCTCATCAAAAACAGCAGTAAACAAACCGACATAGTCTTTGACCCCTTTGGTGGCAGCGGCTCGACGCTGATTGCTTGCGAACAGCTCAACCGCACTTGTCGCACGATCGAGCTTGACCCGATCTATTGTGACGTCATTGTCAAGCGCTGGGAGAAGCTCACGGGATTACAGGCGGTCAAGGCATGATTGTTATTGCGACCATAGACGAGTTGCCCCTTGTTCCCAAAGAAAACAACGACACTGTTCTCATTACGGGAGTGGGAGCACTCAACGTCATTAATGCTCTTAAAGACATTGACCGTAACACACCAATATACAACTATGGTTATTGTGGCTCTAACTCACTTCCTATTGGAAGTGTTGTCACAATAGGTCAGTCACAATTATATCATCCATCGGTAGAATATAACGAGCCTGTATATAAACTAAAAGGCACTGCCACTTGTTATACTTCGACCGACTTTGTCACTTACACCCAAATCACCACCCCTTGTGTCTTTGACATGGAGTTAGCATTCATCATGGCACTTGGGTTTACCAATGTCAAATCGATCAAGGTTGTTAGTGACAACTTATCTCTCGCTCAATACGAGCATACACTTAAAGGAGTTTAGTTATGGCTAAAATGGGAAGACCCATTAAAGAAATCAACCAGAAGACCTTTGAGGGTCTGTGCCAAATTCAATGCACCGAGGAAGAGATTTGCGCTATCCTTGACGTTTCAGATGAAACACTGAACAAGTGGTGCAAGAATACGTACGGCAAAACTTTCTTGGAGGTTTTCAGGGAAAAGCGAATCGGGGGCAAAGCGAGCCTGCGTAGAAGCCAATGGAAGCTCGCAGAAACCAATGCGACCATTGCAATTTGGCTTGGCAAACAATACCTCGGGCAAAGGGACGAGCAGACCCACAACGTCAATGCTAACGTCAATGCTTTACACGGATTGAGTGAAGAGGAGTTGAGAAGACTTGCGACGCTTGACGAAAGTTGAAAAGATCGACATTGCACAAGCTGCAAGGCTAGAGCTTGCTCGGCGCAACTATGTCGATTATTGCAGGCTCGTCCACCACGGCGCTTGGCAACCATACCGAGTGCATCACTTTCTGTGTTCTACACTAGAGCGCGTGTTAAGAGGAGAGTGCAAGCGCCTTATTATTTCAATGCCCCCTCGACACGGCAAGTCGCAAACGGTAAGCGAAACCTTCCCCTCGTATTTTTTGTTACGTAACCCCGGGAAAAAGGTCATTGTTACCTCGAAGGACGATTTGCTTGCAACCAAGTTTGGCTCGCTCAACCGAAGAAAGGTCGAGGAGTTTGGCACGGCATTGTTTGACACCCTGCCCGTTAGGGGCGAGAGCAGCAAAACCTCGTGGAGGTTATCCAATGGCAGCACGGCTCTCTTCGCCCCTATCATGGGCGGCATCACGGGCAATGGCGCTGACCTAATGGTAATCGATGACCCTGTCAAAAACGAAGAGCAAGCCTTGTCGCAAACGATGCGTGACAAGCTGTGGGAGGAGTGGCTCTCCACCTTGCGCACCCGTATCGAGGGCAATGGCGCGGTCATCGTCATTATGACCCGTTGGCACGAGGATGACTTCGCAGCTAGGCTTATCAAGAGCGGTGGCTGGGAGGTAATCAACATCCCTTGCGAGGCAGAAGAGAACGACTTGCTTGGTAGACAACCGGGCGAGATGCTTTGCCCTGAACTTGGCTACGACAACGCGTGGGCGGAACAAACCAAGCGCGAGGTCGGCACAAGGGTATGGGATGCGCTCTACCAGCAGCACCCGTCACCTGCGCAAGGCGGAATATTCAAGCGTGAGTGGTTTAAGCGCTATGACACTCTACCTGAAATCGAGGAGTGGACGCAGTCTTGGGATTTGTCGTTCAAGGGCGAGAAAAACTCCGACTTCGTTGCTGGGGGCGTTTGGGGGCGCGTAGGAGCAAGACACTATCTTGTCGCAATTATACACGACCGCTTGGACTTTACTGCCACAGTAACTAAAATTCAAGCCGTGTCGGAGGCTTACCCGCAAGCCTTGCGAAAGCTGATCGAGGACAAGGCAAACGGTCCGGCGGTAATGGCTATGCTTCGCACAAAGCTCCCGGGCATTGTGCCTGTATTGCCTACGGCAAGCAAGGAAGCGCGCGCCAATGCAATAACGCCGTTCTTTGAGGCAGGCAATATTTACATACCGAACACGCCTGCCGGGGATAGGTACATAAACGAGCTTTGCTCGTTCCCCAATGCGGCGCATGACGATCAGGTCGACCAAACAAGCCAATATTTGGCAAGATACATTAGAAAACGCTCGTCAGGTGTTGGCGTGCTTTAGGAGGTAACATGGATTATATCAGAATCAAACGTGACACCGAAATCACGCCAAAGGTAGTGGCGAAAAAGGTCATGGAGTATCAAGCAGACCAAGAGAACAGGCTTTTGCGCTTACACAACCTCTACCACTACACGGGCGTGCTTGACGAGGAAATGTACAAGGACGGATTGCGCAAGATAAGCATTGAGCGCCTTTCGTTTCCTATTGCTCGTTACATCTCGACTATTCGCACAAACTACGTCCTCGGCAAGCCTATCAAGTACGAAGCCTCGCAGGACGCGGAGAGCGGTGTAGACGGTATGCTTGAAGAGGTGCGCAAGGCTTACCGTAGGCAAAGCAAGCACCGCTTGGATAAAGAACTCAAAAGGGAGTGCAGCCAAGTCGGCTTTGGTTATGAGCTGACTTACCTTGCGCCGAAGACCACCAACGACAAGACAGAGGTGGTCGTAAAGTCGTGCATGCTTCCAAGCGAAAGCACCTTTGTGGTGTTTGATGACACGGTTGAGCGTGATAGTGTGTTTGCGGTTACTTGGATCAAGCCGTCTGACGATTTGCCGTATACCGTAACGGTCTACACCGACACCACGGTAACCGAATACACCGCAGGCAATGTCACCCACGCAGACAGTTACAGCGAGGGCATTGTTACGCCGCACTATTTCGGTCGTGTGCCCGTCACAATGTGGCAAAACAATGACGAGTGCATCGGTGACTATGAGGACGTCGCGCCCCTAATTCAAGCCTTGAATGGCATTATGACCGACAGCCGTTACGACATCAAGAAGTGTGTTGACGGCTTGCTTGTGTTTGTCAATACCCGTCTCGCAGGAGCAAGCATCGAGGAAAAGGCGAAGGTCAGACAAGCAATGCGCGACCTCGGTATCCTTGAGATTAGGGATGACGAGGAAAACCCCGGGGCGAAAGCCGACGTCAAGACGTTGTCCTCGCCTATTAACTACGCAAGCGCGGACGTGTTCATTGACCGAGTGTGGAGAGCAATCTTCACTTTGACGGGTGTGCCTGACCCTTTAAGAACGGAGTACTTTACGAGCCTTTCGGGTGTCGCATTGAAGATGCAAATGTTCCTCGGGTTGCGTCCCTTTGCGCAGGACGGAGAGGCTAACATTGAGTACGCTTTGCGTAGGCGCTTGAAAATGTACCTTGCAGGCAATGCCATTACGAGCAACACGGCAAACATCGACATTGCCGACGTTGACATCGTGTTTACCTACACCGAGCCTAGCAACGACCTCGAAACGGCGCAGATTATATCCTACCTGTACGGCAAGCCGCTCGTTGGCAACGAAACCCTGTCCAAGCAGCTCTCGTTCGTAGAGGATGCAAAAGCCGAGGTGGAACAAGCAAAGGCGGACAATGCCGCGCCTAGCAACGCCGACATCCTGTCGCAGCTGTCAATGTTCGGTGGCAACGAAACGGCAACCAACCCAACCCCTAACAACGGAGATTCCTTGCAATGATTTATGACGGTGGAGTAGATCGCACTAACTTTGATAGCAGCGGTCTCTCGACCGGCTATCAGGAAAGCCTCTTGATGACTGACATCGAGGGCGAGATCCTCTCTCTTATCAAGGGACAATTCGAGGGCGTAAAGGATCGTGACGTAAGCGAGCTTGGCAGTGATTGGCAAGCGGAGCAATTGCGTCAAGCCGAGAGCCTCAAAAAACGCTTTGTGGCGGCTTTTGCGAATAGGCAAGCCGAGATTATGAAAGGCATCCAAACCTCGATTACAAACGGGTTTTCCGTGGGTGTACAGACCTCCAAGCACGAGCTTTCCGTGGTTGGCTTTGACTATCCCGATCGTGAGTACAATCTAGCCGAAGCGAAGCAGGGTGAAAACACGATCCTCAACTCGTTTAACTCGGTGCTCCAAGCCGAGGCACAGGCGGTGTCGTTCGCGCTTGGTGCTTTCGTCACAGGCGTTGGCATGATCGCAGCTGCTACAAGCGGAAAAGTATCGCAAGTTTACGACAACACGGTCGTGCCTGAATTAGAGCGCGGTCTTGTAGGCAAGGTCACAGCTAATGGCGCGCATTTGGAGCTGTCTTCTTATGTAGAGGGAGTAACCCGGGAAACCTCACAGCAAGCATTGCTTATGGGCGAGAGCGTTGTGGCGAATGCCGCAGGGCAACACCTTGTACGCATCTCCTCGCATCAATCGTGTTGCCCCAAGTGTCAGCCTTATCAAGGGCAGATCCTGATCGATGACGTCTTTGCGGACGGTAAGCCTGACGGAGTACACGAGCTTTTGAGCACGGCTATCGCAAACGGTCTTTTTCATTGGAATTGCCGACATAAAAAGACGATATGGATACCCGGGAAAACGACAGAGCAAGCACAGCACAAGCAGTACGATGAAAAGAAGGTCGCAAAGAACTATGAGCTAGAGCAAGCACAACGGGCGCTAGAGCGCGAAATCCGCAAGCAGAAGAACATTGCAAGCACAAGCCTAGACCCAAACACGGCAAGTAGGGCACAGGCTAGACAAGCCGAATTGCAGGCTCGATTAAACGCCCTTATCAAAGAGGGCAGAGCCAAAGGCTATGCGGTATACCGTCAACCCCACAAAGAAGCGGCAGGTTTTGAGTTTGATAATAAATTGCCGTATGGAATTGCCAACAATTCGCTTGACAACGGTAGTGATGCGCAGTATAATCAAAGCATAATCGATAAGCCAATATTGTCCTTGCGTACGCTCTCATCCGACATGCAAAATCGGTGGGGAGCTATGAACGAAGATCAGCGCAAGGAGTATATCGATAATGTTGGTTGGTATATCATAAAAGATTTGCGATTAAAAGACCCAAAGCAATATTCGTTCAGTGATAAACTTGGGGATATAACGGCAGGACGATACAACAGGGAAAACAGGTCGGTGGAAATAAATCCAATTCTCATGAATGATTATGCTCGCTTGATACGCACGATTGCACACGAGTATCGTCACGATTGGCAGATGACAATTGTTCCGACAAATGATTACGAGAAACTCGTCCAAGATAGTGCGTTGCATCCGATAGAGTTTAATGGTCATAACTTTTTAGAATATAAAAACCAATTGTGCGAACTAGATGCTGACAACTATGCAAAAAAGTTTATCGAGCGTTTTTTAGAGTATCAAAAAGGAGGTGTATAATATGGAGATGTTGGTGTATAATTACTTGACACAAATAAAGCAACTGAAGGAATCGGAGGCAAACTATTATCTTCGCAAGCTTTCATCACAACCTGATATACTAGACGAGTTTGCATATTGGATAAAAAATAAAAGATTCAAGAATGAAAATGCTATCTCCATAAGGGGATATTCCGCAAAGTCTATTTTTGGGATATGCCCGGTGTCTGAACTTGGAGCATACACAACATTGCTTTGGTTGAGAGATGACCCTCAAGGAGCGTTGGATTTTATAACAGACAAAATGCCAATTTTATGAGTAGATTTGAATAATTAAAGGCGTTCGTAAGAGCGCCTTTTCTATACCCCTTTTATACCGTATCAAAAACAATTTATAACCCTAATGACACAAGCACGGACACCCGTGCTTTTTTCATACCTCGACGGAGGCTAAACGAAAACACTCGACGGAGTATAAACGAATAATAGTCGACGGACTTAAAACGATATGGTCTTACTCGACCTAAAAGGAGGACACATGAAGTTTTTTAACAAGGTTTACTTTGCCGCAGACGGCGAAGCAGGTGGTGGCGAGGCTACCACGACCACGGAAACCACCGAGGAGGTAGTTTTCACCCCGGCGCAACAGGCAAAACTCGAAGAGCTGTTCAAGCAGTATTATGCGAAGGGCGCACGCGCGGCTAAAAAGGAAGCCGATGCGCAGGCGCAGGCACACGCACAGGCAAACGATGCGGAGCTGCAAGCAGCAAAGGATGCGCTTGAACAGGAAAAAGCCTCGATCGCAAAGGAGCGTTCATTGCTCGCTGCGACAAAGGCGTTGTCAAAGGTCGGCTATGTGCTGGAGGGTGACGAAAACGACGTGCTCGTTGGTATGGTGCAAGGCGAGGATTGCGAGAGCAAGGTAGCCGCACTTAAAAAGCTCATTGATGCACAGGTTGCGGCAGAGGTCAACCGCAAGCTGGGTGAAAGCGCCCGTGTTCCGGGTGCAGGAAAGACCTCAACCAACACGGATGAAGGTAAAAAAATCAACGACCTTTTCCGTCAAGCCATTAAAAAATAAATTATAAGGAGAATAAACAAACATGGCACTTGACACTTCTAAATTCGCAGGCACTCTCACGAGAGCCGACCTCGGCACTCAATTCTACGATGATCTCATTGCATCGTCCACCGTGTTCTCGCTTGGTCGCAAGCTCGGCACGATTTCGAGCGGCAAGGCAAGCATTGCTGTCCCCGAGCAGCTTATCACCGCAGGCTTCGTTGGCGTAGCTGGTGAGAAGCCTGCAAGCGGTGGTGACATCGCAGCAAAGGAACTCAACGCGGGCAAGATTGCGGCTATCGTCCTTGTTCCCGAAGAGTACGTTGCTGACGCAAACATCGACATCTTCAACGAGTACATCAAGCGTTACGCTCCCGAGGCATTCGGCGCGGCACTCGACAAGGCGGCGTTGTTCGGTACGGGCGCTCCTTCCGATTGGACGGGTATCCAGCAGGGTCTTGTCACGCAGGCAACCGCAAAGGGCAACACCGTCACGGCAACGGACGACATCTATCAGGACATCATGGGCAAGAATGGCGTTATCCACAAGGTCAACGAGGACGGCTTCCGCGTGACCGGTTGGGCAGGTGATCCCGCTATCGAGGCGGATCTCCGTGCAGCGGTAGACCAAGCAGGTAGACCTCTCTATTTGCCTTACACCGATCCCCTTACGGCAGCGCCGAAGGACACGATCTACGGCAGACCTTACCACAGCAACCTCAACGGTGCTTGGGACAGCACGAAGGCTAGTCTCATCGGTGGTGACTTCACGAAGCTCGTCTACGCAATCCGCGAGGACATTACGTATCGTGTATCGACCGACGCTATTGTTAAGCTCGGTGACGGCACGGAGGTCAACTGCTTCCAGCAGAACGTCGTTGCATTCCTCATGGAGATGAGAGTAGCAGCTGGCGTGCTCAACCCTGCTACGGCTAAAAACCCCAGTGCAGCAACCCGTTTCCCCTTCGCAATCTTGAAGCAAGCGGAAGACTAAAAACACAATCAACAGGGGTGGGAAACCACCCCTTCATGCCTGTCATGGTTTAGCCGTTCGATTCGGCAACAGGCTTTATGGAGGTATATATGATCCTTAAAATTGACAACAACTATATCATCAACGCCCTCGGCAAAGACCTTGTCCAAGACATCAGAAGCGAAACGACCGATGCCGAGCGTCAGGTGCGAATTTACCTTGATGCCCTATTCAATAGGGTGGTGGCGAAGGTAATGCAGGATGATGTCACGGTTTGCTCGCTTGCGGATATTGAAGCAAGGCTTGACACCGAGGACAAGGTAGAGCTGTTCAAGACGGCGCAGGCTTGGCAAGCGGTATATGAGATGAGCAACGGGATCAACGCGCTTGTGCTTGATGAGCACGGCTCGGTGGGGAACGATTGGAACAGGGTTACCACTCGCATCCTGCGCTATGGTCTTGGCTTTAATCGTCCGACCTTGTTTACAGCGAGGTGAGCATGATCTACGAAAAGAGAAAGACCTTTGATTGCCTTACTGCGAGGGTGGAAGGCACGACGTTGACGTTTAAGTACACCCTCGAAAATCCGCAGACCTATGAGCGGTTTAACTCGTTCATACAGGGCATGGAGTGGAAGCGGGCAACGGCAACGATTAGCACGGCAACGAACGTGGCTTTGAATATTGACGATAAGGTTACGCTTGAAAACGGGCAAACCTTAAGGATAGCGAGTATCTCCGCACCAAAGGTAGACAAGCGCAAAAGCCTTATGAGCAAGACCACCGTTAGCCGTAGATTGATCTATTTGGAGTAATTATGACGGCACTAGACATAGCATTTATTTTGCAAGTGAGCAATAAAGCGGATTCGCCTTATAGGACGGGAAACCTGCGCAATAACGGAATAGGTGCGGTGTCGGCATTAACGGAGGCACAAGCCGAGTACAGGATCAACGAGTTTGACGCAGCGCCTTACGGCATTATCCTGAACGAGGCACAAACGATCAATGGCAAAAAGCCATACACTAACCGCCACTTTATGTGGCACGACCGTTCTATTGAAAGCACGGTCGAGATTATACGACAGCAAATGGAGGCAGGCTTATGATACCCGGTGAGGTTTTGGAAACACTATTCAATAATAAGTTTGGCGAGGACTTTGAGATCTCGCTTTTTACGGCACTCCCGTCTAACACGGTGACCGAGTACCAGCGCTACCTCAATACGACAGAAGAGCTGATCGTAAGCTCGATGAACAACAACAAGGTGCGAGGACTACTCCGGACCGCGCAAAGCGAATACGTCGCGCTTGCAGGCATCAACACGATCACCACGACTTGGAGCATTGAGTTTGCGGACGATACCGACAACCCCAAAGCTCTCGCAAAGATTGCCGAGGTGATCGAGGACTTGACCGAAAAGGTCACCACGGTAGATTGTGGGGACAAGGAGTACAACGCAGGTCTTACCTTCAATGCTCCAGCTGGTTACACCGTACAGGTTATCAACGGCACGAAGTACCTCCAAATCGTGTTTAGTGGTAGGGCAACGGTCACGGACAGGTCAGCGCTCGCAAATGAGACCACGATTACCATTGATGACAACAAGGTCAATGGCTTGGTATCGTTTAGTACGGGAATGACAGCCACGGGCGAGAATTACAACGCAAGTGGAGCATTAGCGCCACTCCAAGCAACAACGGTGCAGAGCCTAAATACGGCGCTCACAATCGATATACACACGCTAAAAGAC